TCTTTCATTAAAGACTTTTGTTCACCTTTAATTGATCCAAGCTTAGAAGAAAGAGCAAGTTGAGTTTCTTTTGCTTTATCAAGTGCAGCTTTCACAGTTGATTCTTCACTTGATATATTCACACTACTTTCAACTTTTTCTTTTAAGATCTTTTCTTTATCAGATAAATTCTTAATCTTTTCAGTAATCTCAGATTTTTGTTTTAATGACTGCTCTTGAGCTTCTTGATTTGCTTTAATGATATCATTGTATCTGTCTTCATACGTTTTGAGGTTAGTTTCAGTTTGATACTTCAGCTTTTCTTCAACGTCTAAGTCTCTTTTTTCAAGATTTATATCATCCTTGACAGCTCTTGCCATTTTTGTTAGAACATCTAGGTTAAAGATTCCTTCAATAAACTTCTTTTTATCGGGTTTTCTTTGAGCCATGAATGGAATTGTATTATTTGCTCGCATAATGATACAATTCTTGAAAACATCAGGAGTAGCAGATAAAACTTCAAGAATATATTTTGTCGTATTTGAAATACTGTCTCTGGTCTTATCTCTTCCATCCTTTTGAACTGTACATGACGATGGAGAAAGTGTGCGTGTAATTTTGAAATTATTTTTACCACGTGACGACTCACATGTAAACTCTAAAATTACTTCAGTTTGTTTTCTGGAGAGATTGTTGGTAAGTTGATTGAGATTTACTTCTCGTAAAGACTCGCCAAAAATAGCAAAATTGAAAGCATCAATAATCGAACTTTTACCAGATCCATTATTTGTACCTTGTACATCCAGATTTTCACCAGTAATGTAGTTGATTCCTTCTTTAAAGTCAATTACAATTGGATCTGGTCCGATTGACAAGAAATTCTTAATTGTTAATTTATTAAAAATGATATTCTTCATGCTTCAAGTGCTTTGTATTTTACTGTAAGGTAATCGATAACTTCTTTTTGATTGTTAATGTCCAAAAGTTTTGTATATTCTGTCAGAACTGTCAGAAGTTCAAGTGCTTCAAAGTCAGTTTTTGTTGTTTTTGTTGAATTAATACTCGTATTGTCCCAATCGACATCAATTTCATTTGGCTTACATGTTGTAAGGAGCTTGAGAAGCTCATCGAGATCAGTTGTTGTAATGTTCTTGTCTAGTGACAATCGAATAAAATTATTTTTGAATAATTTTTGAATCTTCTCTTGTGTTAATTTGATGAGATTTGACAGTTGAATATTGATAAATTTTGGTGAAAGATTATTGTAAAAATATTCAAAGGTATTTGTCTTCAAATCAAGAATAATAAAACCTTTCTTTTCACCAGATTCACCAAAATTCATTTGAAATGGATTGCCAACATATTGGACAGTACCAGCCGAATAAACTCGATTTTGTGATTTGTGGAAATGTCCAGAGTAGATATTTTGATATTTTTTGAATAGATCAGAGAGCTTGAAGCCATCTTCACAAAGTTGCCCAGAAGTTGTCAACTGGAATGTATTGATCTCAAAATGTCCAAAAAGATATTGTGTATTGTCCAAATTACTATCTAACGGATTCAATCCCCATGGACATAATGTGATTTTGGAGCCATCTAATTCGATCTGTTCAATTGTATCAAAATAGTTGATATTTGGATAATTTTTGAACAAAGAGATTGCAGATACATCTGACTGATTTGAGAAGTACAAATCATGATTTCCAGGAAAAATCCACAATGTAAAATCTGATAATTTGTCCAGAATAATGGATGAAGCATACAATGTTGAAACAGATATAGTACTTCTGTTATGAAACCAATCACCTAGAAAGAAAATATTCTCAATACCTTCTTTTTTAAGGGTTTGTGTCATTGAATCAATCCAGTCAAAGGCAATTTTATGCCATTCTGATGAATCATTTTTCAATCCTAAATGGAGATCTGTGAATATTGCAACTCTCATTGATTTGTATGAGATTATTATACCATGAAAAATGGAAATTGTAAGCAGTAATTTTCAATAAAAATGAATGAGTTATAATGGATTTTGCTCCTATTGTATGATTGAATGATAAAATGTATCATTTTGGTTGCATTGAATTATCTGTTGCTGCATCAGTTCTTATCAAGTTAATCAATCAGATAATTTTCTTCAAACATTGAATTGATCTGTCAAAAGATGGATGAATTATGGTCAATTTTCAATTTTCAAATCTCACAATCTCATCAAAACTCGTTTAAAGGCTCCTAATTCGTCCAATATGGGCTTTTTATTTCTCCGATGAGTACAACCTCACCAAATTGATCAAGGTAGCCTTAAAACGCGAATTTAGAACACGTATGCGATTTTGCGTGTGATTTGAGGTATGTTGGATCAATTTTGCCTGAATTGTTGAATCGAGATTGAATGATCAGATCGAAATCGAATTTACCTCGGAATAATCTCGGAGGAATAGTCGGATTCGATATCGGAATAATTTCAGAAATAATAGTTGACTGAATCGGTCGATTATAGGTGCTTAATAGTCGACTTTAGTAGTCGGATTCAATTCATCAAATTTTGCTTCGTAACTGTTTGGTTTTCAGTGAGTTACGACGATTTTTCCTCGCGCCCGCGATAATATATAGGGAATAATATTGGTATTATTTTTCGAATTATATTTTAATTATATTAAAATATAATTTACATATAAATATGCAATTCAGGCAATCGCCTAGGCGCCGAGACACGCAACGCGTAGTCGAGCAAGTCGCGAGCAAAGCGAGCGAACTGTGCAGCCGTTCCTGTAATTTTCTTTTTGTTTCTTTTTCTTTTATTTATTATATATATATAATAATTTATTATTATATATCTATCTTTAAAAGAAAAAGAAAAAATAAAAAGAAAAAGAAAAAGAAAATCCAAAAGAAAATCCAAAAGAAAATCCAAAAGAAAATCCAAAAGAAAATGGAAAAATAATTCAGCTACGCGGGCTCGTTCGCGATAATTTTCTTACGCGTGTCACCCGTGCGTTTTAAAGATACTTACGCGCGTCATGACATGATAAAAGATTTTCGATCTAACTAATTTATTCTCAACCACTTACAACAATTATTCTTGAATTATATATCGTTGTAACATCTTGTTTTTCAACCAGTTATGACAAATAGTCCAGATGTATTCGAGCTAATTTCGAACTAAGATCTGATGAAAATTGAATGAAAATTGATGATTTCGTAAAGTTGAAATCTCACAATCTCATCAAAACTAGTTTAAAGGCACCAAACTCGCGAAATATGGACGTTTTGTATTTCTGGTGAGGTTGTACTCACCAAACGAGTAAAGGTAGCCTTAAAACGTGAATTTGGAGCTTCTGTGACTTTTTGATGATTATCTGAAGAATTGATTGATGATAATTTCGAATTAAGATCTGATGAAAATTGAATGATTTCGAGATAAGTTCTGATAGGGTAATATTCGACCTGGATAAAATCTGATGAATCGATGGACTATTGAGGAGACTTTAGCCTGAAGAATATCTGTTATCGAGTTAAAGTCTGATCGAAAATTGAGGAAAATTGGGTGATTTTATCCAAGTGAAATGCAACCAAAATGATGCAATCAACAGTCAAAAAAATTACTTTCAAAAACTTTTTCTAAATAGAAAATTTTGGTGTATAATTATGCTATAGCTCCATGGAAATTAGCTTCAAAAATGTTGGCTTAGGAAGAACAAGATTGTTTACAGAGGATGAGATCGCATTTGATCAAATCAGAGATAAATTTTCTGATAATGTGACTAATTTTCAATACATAAAACGTTGTAAATCAAGAGGTTATCGTCCTGATCCAACAAGAGTTTCAAATCATGTTTATGCAATCAATCGATCTGGTGAATTTAACACCGGATTACTTGATGACATTTTAGATTTTATCAAAAATAATTTCTACAATAGAACAGTTGATTTGACATTTGATGAGAAGACTGAAGACTACCTTCAAACCAATGATGCACCACTAAAAACAAAGAGTATTATCGTTGATAAAGCTGGATCAAAACCTCGACAATATCAAATCGATTCAATGCAGCTTGCTTTGAACAAACAAAATGGAGTTTTTATCCTTGGTACTGGTGCTGGTAAAACATTGTGCACAGCTCTTCTTTCACACAATCTTCTTAAGAATAAACTAGCTAAAAAAGTACTGATCATTTGTCCATTTCCTCAACTTGCAAAACAAACGGCTGATGAGATTTCCAAAAATTTGTCAAAATTTTTAACAAAAATCCAATATTGGGGAGCTGATTCGAAGGCTGATTTAGGCATTTCAAGAGGTATTGTTGTCTGTTCCTCAACATTTCTTCGCTCTCGCTTTGATGAAGTTCGAGATCAAATCTGTTCATTTGATGCTTTAATTGTCGACGAGGTACAACAGTTGAAAGAAGCTTCTGCAATTACTAGTATTGTTTCACAATTACCTGCAAAGTTCAGGTATGGCTTCACAGGAACTCTTCCAGATGGTAAAATTGATATTTTGACTGTTAAAGGATTAATTGGTCCAGTTAGATATAAGCTATCTTCTGCTGAATTAAGAGCTGATTCTTACCTTACGCCAATTAAAGCTATTGGTTTACGTACTAATGTCAAGTCATATGTTCCTGCTAAGGATGATAGAACAAAATTTGGCTCTGATCTTTACAATGAAGAAGTTGAAGCTCTTTCAGAAAATGATGAATTTAATAATATTGTTGCAACAGTTGCAGGAAATTTCAAAAATAATACATTGATTCTAATCAGTCGATTGTCACAAGGCGAAAAATTAGAAGAATTATGCAAAGCTAAATTTCCAAATAAGATTGTCCATTACATCAATGGCTCTGTAGCACTTGAAGATCGAACAGATATTGTTGAAGAAATGGAAAAATCAAATGATTTGATTTTGATTGCACAAGTTGCGACATTTTCAGTTGGTATTAATGTGAAAAATATTCACAATATTGTTTTTCCAGGAATGATTGGAAAGTCAACAGTTAGAATTGTTCAATCAATTGGTCGAGGACTTCGATTAAACAACAATAAATCTCAACTTAATCTAATTGATATCATCCCTAATACCAAATATTGCTTAAGACATAATGAAAAGAGAAAAGAAATTTATGAAAATGAAAAAATTCCTTATGTCGAAAGGCAATTAAACAGTTAGTTAAAAAATTTTTAACAATTTGTGTTATAATAAGATATATAATGGTAAGTGATAAAGATAAAAAGATGACAGTTCAACCTTGTACAAAGTCTAGGCCCGAGGATGATCAGGCTGCAAAGGACAAAATTCTCAATGATCCTAACAAGGTAAAGCCATTTATTACAATTAAAAAGCGTAATAAATCGACTCCAGATGAACATTATGTAAACAGAGAAGAACTTGAGCGATGCATTAAGGAATATTATGAAACCGAAGATGATCATTGTTCAAATTACGAGAAATTAGGTGAAATGTTCTTGAAAATTGCTACAGGTGTGGCTAGTTCATCTAGTTTTGCTCGTTATAGTTGGAAACAAGACATGATTTGTGAAGCATTGATTAAGATGGTTAAGGCTCTGAAGGGTAAGAAGTTTAGCTTTAACTATGGTTCATCACCATTTTCATACTTCACACAAGTAGCGTATTGGGCATTTATCGCATGTCAGAAAGCAGAAAAGAAGCAGCATGAGATTGTTCGTAAATATCGAACTCTAAAATATCAGGAAATGATAAATGAAAATAGTGATGATAGTTGTTTGGTCTATATTCGACCAGAAGACTCAGATGTGATATTCTATAACGACTAAAATCACTTAAATCCAACTAAATTAAAAGCCACCAGTAAGTCCTGCTGAGATTACTGGTGGCTTTGTTATTATCTATTGTCCTAAAAAGCCCATATTGGACGAATTAGGAGCCTTTAAATGAGTTTTAGAGAGTTTGTAATTGAATGATTTCTACGATGTTCTTTACATCATTTGTAATATAAGAGAAAATCTTTTCTGTTTTCTCAAGATATTCAACTAATAATTCTTGATCTTCAATCTGCTGCTGAATATCTTGCATAACTGCTGTATTACCGATAAGTTTTTTCATTGAATTTTGAGATAGCGCAACAGGAGCTTGTTGAGTTTCCATAGCAGACCTTTCAATTTGCTTCTTTTCTTTTTTTAATCTGTTTAATTCTTGCTTTTCGATGATCAATTTTGCTACCCAATAATGTTTTCGCTGAGGAATATCAAAAGATTTATCCTGTAGTGTAATCTCAGTAATTTTAAGGTCTTCGGCAATTTCTTTAGAATAATGGTCGAGTTTTTCGGTGGGAGTCATTTTTGTCATTTTGTAAATATTGCTTTAGAATAATTATAACATCATGAAACGATCTTTGAACAGTAAAATTAAGAAGTTAATTAGTAAAACTCGTTTAGTTAAAGCCATTCCTGAAGAAGACTGCGAAGGGATGTGTACTGGTTCAGTACTGGGCCAAAGTTGCCTTGGTGGTGATCTTGTAAATTCAGATGGTTATGCTCCTGGTGATAATCGTATTCCAAAGACTTGGAAAAAGAAGTTTAGACGAGGCGGACTAGAATATGATGAGGATGCTGAAGAGATTACTGTTTGGCCGTTTTCAGGTACATCTACTCCAATTTTACGAGATTTAATCCATTATTTCATACTGAGAGGCCATAAAGAAGTGATTGATTGGTCCCTTGAACAAGATACGCAGTCTCAATATGATTATCTTTATAACGCCTATAAGAAAGATATTCATTATCAATTAAAGTTTAAGAAGAAATGATTGATCTAGGACATTGGACTACAAAGATTGATGATATCCCTGAGACTTTTTTTGGATTCATTTATAAAATTACAAATAAGAAGACTAATCGCTCTTATATTGGAAAGAAACAGGCGCAAACTGTCCGTAAAATGAAGCCATTAAAGGGTAAAAAGCTAGGTAGAAGAAAGGTAGTTGATACAGATTGGAAGACTTATACTGGTTCTTCTCCTGAGTTAAATCAAGATATCAGTGAATTAGGTGAAGATAATTTCTTATTTGAGATTATTAGATTCTGTACATGTAAGTGGGAGTTATCATATTATGAAGCAGCTGAACAATTCAAAAATGAAGTACTATTGAAGCCAAGTGAATATTATAATGGTATAATAAATTTACGAATTAATAGACCACCAAAGGCTACTTTAGAACAATATGAATCACTATGTAACAGAAATCAAAAACCTGACAATAATTGATCTTAATTCAATTATCTATTCTGGTTATTTTTATGGAGGAAACTTCTGTGCTCAAAATGACATAACCGTAGAAAAAGATAGAGAATTAATCATAAAACATTATTTCTGGAAAATTTTTCTGGAAGCTTACGAGACCAGGACAAAATCAAATGTCCTGGTCTATTTTGATGATAAAGACGAGTGCAAAGATATCATTAAACTTATCAAACTTATTAAAAAAGAATTTAAGTTTCCAACTTTAATGTCTAACTTAAGCTTAGATGAATATATTAAGATTATATCTTCAGAATCGCCGGAGTATGATGAAGCTATCCAAAATAACTTTAGTTTAATTGATTCTTTTACAGCAGTCAAAAAGTATTTGAAGCGAACCAAGTTGCT